GGAGCATCGCACGCCATAGTGATGATCTTGTGAGTTATAGAAATCTTCCAAGGTGAAATGGATAAAGGCCTGGGGAATTACCCAGGCCCAATCCATTGATCCAATCTCACTGTTCGTCATAATTGAGGTACGCCAGATTCAGGTAGAGCCCTATTGATAAGGATTTTGTTATAGGCGTGAACGTAGCATTCATGCTCCCCGGCTTCGGCATCGATAACAAACACCCGACCTACGTCTGGTGTACAAGTAATAAACTCTGAGTTTAAAGTTACTTCTGCTGCTCCTGGAAACTTACGACCAAGATGGAAAGACTCCCATAAAGTCCTCATTTGACCGCTGACGATATCGTTGGAATACTTCCAGGAAGAATACTGTGGCAAGTATCCGAAAATTTCATCGTTCCAGGCAATGTCTGCATCATACCATGAGAACCATACTTCCTTGTTACGAATAGGCTGATCGCCAATAAGAGCGAATTGTTCCCACATGTAGTCCATCTTAGTCCTACGCTGCCACATCTGTTCAAGGCCTGAATAGTAAGACGCTTTTGGATAGATCGTCATTATTGACATGATCAGGCCGTAATCTGGACAAGTGTAGGTAAATTCCGGTGATACATCCCTTACCATCGCTTGACCGGCATATTGACCTACTGAATAGGAGCCTACCTCAGCAGTGGCTAATACCTGAGATATCATTACGTTTGATGTGAATCCTCCAATCCATACCGGACGATCAATATAGAGTGGATCAGGAGTCCAACCGAAATGACGTTGGATGAAATCATTGTACCTATCCCCGGCGCGCATTGAGCGCTCAAGATATTCAGTCATTTGAGCAGCATACCTAAAATCCCTGATAGTAGAGGATAGCTGTAAGACAGTATCAGCTGACAAAGCATCTTGAAGTGTATCGGATGTTCCGGTCCTTAGACTTCCCGTAGACGGACTAGTGCCATCTGTTTTAAATAACAACTGCGGTATAAAATCACCAGTAACCGGATCGGTGGCAAATGATGGAATAAGGACGTTCTCACCCTGCTGTGGTGTTGGTGTTGCTGAGGTGTAGTAATCCCTAGGCCAGTTCCGACGCAAAGCCTTTAGATTCGGCAGATTGTCCGTTAAAAGGGTTGTGTTGTCGCCACCTAAGAGTGGTTTCCATAGAGTGGTTTGTATCTGGTCATTACGATAGTACTCATCGTAGATTTTAAGATAAGCGCTAATTGGAAGCGCCCCAACTTCAGTAGCTGCTATAAGCGTACCCGAACCAGGAGGAGCGTTGAATCCCATATAATTAAGTACACCTTCGGTGAAGGTAGCATTTGCCCTGGTATAAGTAAGCCAAGGCCAAGTAACAGAACCGGTGACTGGATCCTGCTTGATAAACATTTCCCAGCCGTTATTATAATCTCCGATTGATGATTTTGGCCATAATAGCCTATTTGTTACAAAGTACCAGTCCTGAGTCAAGTAACACTGATGCATAATAGGCAGGTAAAGACCTGCAAACATTGTCTTGATTTCAGTCTGAAGCTTGACTGTTTCGCCTGGATTTACCTCTTTTACGGCGAGAGGGACAAGGAGTCCCATCGTGAGGGTTGTTTTGTGATTGAATGAAAGATCATACCAATTTTTCTTGGCATGCTTTTCCATCCTTTCGGGGAATGTGGCCCCTGATTGAATGTGTTTAGACATAATTAACGGCGTTTTGTTGCTATGAGAATGATTTTGAGAAGTGACGAAATCCAGTCAGGCAGTGATTCAAGATCCTTCGTAAGAGCATCGTTCATTTGCTCCTCGAATCCTCTAATTTTTTGAAGTTGGCCCATAAGTCCTTCCTGAGCTAAAAGGTTTTTAACCATTTGACTGGCTTTATTTAAAGCCTCTTGTTTCATTTGTTGTGGAATGCCTTTATCGAAAGCGTTTTGCTCTACGAATAGTTCAATTTTCCTTAACCCTGCTTCATGTTCCTTAATGAATTTTTCCGCTACAGCTTGATCCCTTTCGGCTAGCATTTTTGTTCCGCGGTTGTTCCATTCAGTACCGTCCGGTTGTATAATACCAGACATGAGGCCCTTAATCTGGTTTTCCTTTTGAAGATTGTCTCCGGTTTCCTCGGCAATAAGCGTATCCGCTTTAAGTTTTTTCCCCTGGGCTTGTGGTAAAGTTCCAAAAGTTGGGTCAATTGATAATTTTGGCGTTTCTGATTGCGTTGCCACTTTGCCTTCATACATGTATGATAGTGGGAGCCCAGCTTTTCTTAGCCTTTTGAGTTGTGCTTTTGGAGCATTGTATTTATTCCCTGCAATAGTTGAGCCTGTATCGAACAGAGCCTTAAGAGCAGTTGCAAGGAGTGTACCTCCTAGTATTCCTAGTGACATTAGTTGAGAGATTGAAAAGTGATGAGTCTATGTCCTTCAAAATGCAAGGTTACTATTACCCAAGGCATAACGTGCATTTCGTACCAGATTACTGAAATTAAGCGTTCTTCCATTGCTTTTTGTGTTTTGTAATTCGTTCCGAATTTTTTGGCCTTAAATAGACGAGATGCATTTAAGGCCCCGAAAAGGTATGCTTTTCTTTGATATTGTGCCACTACGTGTCACTTTTTTTTTAACTGACTGTTAGTCAGTTGTTTATAATTGATTGATAATCAATTATTTGTATCCATTTTTTTTATTCAAAAAAAATGTTTTTTCCCCACCATTAGGGCGCTGAGTGCTGCGCCTGGGGTGTTCGTTGCCTAACGCTACGCTTCGGCTACTCACTTCCCCAGATGCTTGCACACGCTTCCGACGTCGCAGGCTTGTCTTTTGCTAAGGGTGGGGTCTGCTTCGCTGCCTCTGCCGGCTTCCGCCGTGAGCAGAGTTGCTAAGCGTTTTTTGTTTTGTATACTCGTCCCTCGATACAAGGCTCGCAAGCTCGCTATTTTTTGCAGCGCCGGGTTTGTTCCCGGTTGCCGGCTGCGCCGCGCTTTTAATTAGTGGGGGCTCTGCCCCCAAACCCCCGTGTTTTCTGCCCAGTGAAGTATGGGGGCAGTTTTCTTTGTCGGGAGTGTTTCAGGATCACGAAACCATCCCTTTTGATATAATGAGAAAGGCCCCGCATTTCTGCAGGGCCTTAGGTGATGCAATGAAGAACTAACTATTCCTTATTAGTCGCCAGAACTATGTCCCTGACTCGGTGTGCGAATTGATCTATACTTGCATAACGATCCAATTCTAGAACATCCTGGAGAGCTTCCATGTAGACCGTAAACTGAAGATACTTTTTCCGGATTATTTCAACTTCCATCTTCTGAAAGTAATTATCCGGATTCATTTCGTTTTTTGTTGTATCCTCCAATACCCCTGGATTGGGGAATTGATCAGATAGCCCCTCCTGGGGCATGTGGTTTGGATTCAGCTTGACTTTCTTCATTGTCTTTTATTTGTTGATTATAAATAGATATAGATCGCTCAATATCGGCTCGAAGTAAAGCTTCGTCGTTTTTGAATTGAGCGATTTTGTGCAGTTTTTCAACTTTGTCCAAGAGGAAAAAGTCGGTAATGTCCATGCCTTGTTCGGCATAGTAACCGGCGACTCGGTCGACCGGTTGTCCCTGGCGGAGCATTTCAAATGCTTCGATCGGTGATCGAGTTCTGACGGGGATTGTTAATGACGGGCCGCTGTTTTTTTCGCCCTTTGCGATTCCTTGTTTCATTGATTGTTACGTTTTTGACGTGATTTTAATTGATGATTCCGGTGATCCTTTGAAAGCTTCGCTTCCAAATCTGGATTGAGCCCTAAGGTGGATAAGTCCTTTTCTCTTTTGTCCTTTGCCTGTTGCATTTGATCGGCAATATAGAGCCCTTTTCTAAGCCTTTCGGCATCTGTAAGGAATTTTTTTCTGTAATATCTGGGTAGTCCAACCTTTGTTCCTCGTTGATTGAGTACCTGGTTGGCATGTTCTTGCTTAATGTGATTCTGGAATGATTCATCGGCAACATTGAGACCGAGTCCTTTTGACATGAAGGAAAGTTCCTTTTCTCGCTCAATATGATTTGTGCCTGTGTGGTCCTTGACCATGTACTTGAGAACGTAGTCGATCGTGTTAATGTTGCATTCATCGATCTGCACCCTGCCCATAGTCCAAGCGAGATGCACGTTATTAATATCCCTAACATTGAAAAGAATATAGTGCCAGTGGGGCCGGCCCAAACGGTCGCCATATTCTGAAATTCCGTAGTACTTGAGTTTCTTCCCTGATGATTGTCCAGTTCTGAATTTGTATAGTTCATCCTCTGATATCGCATTACGTTTATTAAGTTCCTTCTGGGTCTCTAGCTTTTTTAGGGCCTTAATGAATGTGAAATGATCGTTTTTGTTTACGGTGTATCCTTCCTCGGCCCAAGGTACGAATTTGTCCTCATAGGTCAAGGTTATGAAATATGCTGAGTTGCTTTGTCTCATTTCCTCGACCATCCGGTATGACCACTGGGCCTTGCGTTTGATAAGGCAAGGGAGGCATTTTCCGCAATCTGCTGGAAAGTAGTAAATCAAGCCGCCCGAAGAACTCGGAATCGGAGGGTTGTATCTGATCGAAAGGGGAGCATCGCACGCCATAGTGATGATCTTGTGAGTTA